CTCCAGCTCCTCGGACGTGAACGTTCTGCCCTCCGCCGCATTGCGCGAGAGCGTGCGCGCATAGTCCCCGGCGAGGGCGATATTGCGCGCGATGCGCTCGAGCGAATGGGAATTGACCGGCAGCACGCCGAGCGCCATTTCCGCCGTCTGCGCATTGCTGTAGATGTCCGTGCAGACCGTGCACTCCATGGCTGCCGTCGTTGCGTACAGGCTCTTTTGCAGCGAGCCGTCGAGCTCCTGCACGGCGTTGAGCACCTCGCCGTAAGCGTGGCGGTAATTGGCGTCCATGGCCGTCTGGCGGCGGTTGGCGTCCGTGCGGCAGGCGATCAGGCCGATCGCGAGCGCCGCGACGAGCGCCGCAGTGTAGGAAATGATGAGCACGCGCGTTTTTTTCTTCATAGCAAACCACCCCTTCCGGACTAGTGTTGCCGGAAAGGGTGGTTTTGATGTGCAGTTTTTCTCAGCCGGTGATCTGCAGCGTCTGCGCCGAGGCAAGCAGGCTCTCATACCAGCCCGCCGGCGCCGTTCCCGCCCGGCAGAGCACGACCGAAATGCAGCCGTCCGCCGTCGGGATCAGGTATGCCTCGAGCTGCTTTTGCACCGTGGCGCCGTTGACGCCGTAGGCATTCAAATCTCCGAGCTTGACCTGACCGAGCGGCTCCATGGCCGCAATGGTGCCGTAGTCATTGAGGATCGTGCCCGCGATCGTCTGCGCGTCCGCGCCCGGGTGATAGCCGATCTCCAGGTAGGCGTCCATGCTCGCGTCGTCCGCGCGGGCAAAGCAGCACTTGCCGTCCATCTCCGTGCTCAGGAACACGGAGGTGTCCAGATACAGCGAGAAGTCCGGGCCGCCGCGCTGCGCAAACGAGCCTGTGACAAGCTGCATGGTCTTGTCCTCACCGCCAACGGAAACCGCCTGCTGCGCGTCGCGCGACGGGGCCTGGCCGCTGCCGAGGATCAGCTCCGGCTCGTCGGAAAACGGGAACTGCGGCAGATTCGTCTCGACCGGGGTCTCCGGTGCCGGCTTGTGGATACGGATACCGGCCACGTTGACCACAATCAGCGCGATCACAAGCAGCACGACCACGACTGCCATGACGATGACCGCCCGCTCCACGCCCGTGCGTTTTTTCATGCCGCTCATCCTTCCAGTTTGGCGATGCCGGCGTCGATCCGGCGCAGGGTCTCGTCCCGGCCGAGGATGCGGCAGATCTCCACCGCGCCGCCGGGCGTCACCGCGCGGCCGGACACCGCAATGCGCACCGGCCACATCACCTTCGCGTTTTTCACTTCCAGCCGCTCGGCCAGATCTTTCATGGCTGCAAGCAGCGTCTCATCGTCCCACGTCGGGAGCTCCGCGAGCACGGGGCGCACCGTTTTGAGCATCTCGAGCGAGACGGCGGGATCGGTCTTGGACTTCTTGTTCGTATAGAGCGCGATCTCATACTCCGGCAGCGCGTCGAAGAAATCCACCTTCTCCGGAATGTCCGTGAGTACCTCGCAGCGCTGCTGCAGCAGCGGCGCGATCTGCGCGGGATCGATGGCGGGGTTTTTCACCGTCTGGCGGATATATGGTGCGGCCACGGCGGCGAACTGCTCCGGCGTCATGGCGCGGATATACTCGCTGTTGAAATACTTGAGCTTGTCGATATCGAAGATGGCCGGGGACTTGGAGATGCCCTTGATGTCGAACGCCTCCACGAGCTCGGACAGCGAATAGATCTCCCGCTCGCCGCCGGGCGCCCAGCCGAGCAGCGCCACATAGTTGACCACGGCCTCCGACAGGTAGCCCTGCGCGATCAGGTCCTCATACGACGGGTCGCCGTGACGCTTGGACATTTTGTTGTGCTGGTCGCGCATGACCGGCGAACAGTGGATATACTTCGGGATCTCCCAGCCGAAGCCCTCATAGAGCAGATTATATTTCGGCGTGGACGACAGATACTCCGACCCGCGCACGACGTGCGTGATGCCCATGAGATGGTCGTCGATGACGTTGGCGAAGTTATACGTCGGCAGACCGTCGCGCTTGATGAGCACCTGGTCGTCGAGCGTGTCGTTATCGACCGTGATGTCGCCGAAGATCTCGTCGTGGAACGTGGTCTTGCCCTCGCGCGGGATCTTCTGGCGGATGACATAGGGCTTGCCGGCCGCGAGATTGGCCGCGATCTCCTCCTCGCTCAGGCGCGAGCAGCGGCCGTCATATTTGTGGATGACAGTGCCGTCGGAAACATTTTCTTCGGCAGCGTCGTCCTTATCGCAGAAGCAGCGATAGGCATGGCCGCGCGCAATGAGCAGCTCGGCATATTCTTTATAGAGTCCCCGCCGCTCGGTCTGGATATACGGGCCGACCGGGCCGCCAACGTCCGGGCCTTCGTCATGCGTCAGGCCGCAGGCGCGCATGGTGCTGTAAATGACATCGACCGCGCCCTCCACATAGCGGCCCTGATCGGTGTCCTCGATGCGCAGGATGAACTTGCCGCCGGCGTGCCGCGCGATCAGGTACGTATACAGCGCCGTGCGCAAATTGCCGACGTGCATATAGCC